ATCTTCATCAGCATCTTCGTCATCTTCATCCGACTCTTCAGACGACAAGTCGTCTTCGGTCGAATCATCTGACTCATCTGCTTCTTCTAATTCTTCTTCCTCTTGAGTCTCTTCTTGGAGAGAGGTAGTATCGTCTTCTTGAGTAGTATCATCATCATCATCACCAGAGTTGTCTAACCCTTCTGCAGGTGGTTCAAATGTAGGAGGCATCATATTTAAAAAGTCCTCATCACTCATGCTTAAATCTTGATTTAGTTCATTACTCATAATATATATATTACTCCACTTCAGCTAGATATTCAGCTTCAGCTGCATCAATCTCTGTAAGAGTTTGTTGAGCCTGATCTGCTTTAGTATATACAGTTGATAAGGTATGGTTCAACATACTTACCATAGTTAATAACTTCTCTAAACTGTCTTGTGCGATTTCTGAGTTCCCAGGACGTTGAAACATTCCTGCTGCTTGCAGTGGTAAGTCCTTAAGAATGTATTCATCAAACAAAGCTTTGAAAGAACGATTCTTTCGTAGTTTATCCAAGTGGTCTCCTAACTCAACCAAATTCTTAGCTTCTGTACGTGCTTCTGCGATTTGTTCTAATGGTGTCATATATATATTCTCCTAAGTGTGTCCTCCCTCCTATATTAGAGGGAGATTTCTATTTTAATTTAAAGTTCTGTTCTATTGGGTTCTGATGATTCCAATTGTTTCTTCAGTACTTCATGTTCCATATTGCCTTTGCTTTGTGCTTTCATCTTCTCTAAATCTCTTTCCTGATTAACCCCCATCTCTTCTTGAACATAATCCAAGTTCTTGCGGTCAGTGTCAGCAGATTTATTAGAGGTATCTGCAGCAGCTTTTCCAGCTTCAGCATTAATTTTGTTTATCTCAGCCTGTAGTTTAGCATTCTCTAACTGTGCTGCTCTTACCTCTTCTTGTTGAAGTGCTTCAGCTATTGGGTCAGGTTCTGGGCTAAACTCAGTAATTTGTTGAGCTAATTCAGGCATTTTACGCAATCTAGCGATATCTGCAAGTATTAATTTATACATGTCCAAACCAAACTGTTGTCCTGTAGTCTGTAACATGAATGCTAGTTCCTTAGCTTTCTGTTCATCTGCTTCTGCAGTTGAGATAGATAATCGTAAATCATAGTACCCTGCTAAATCATCACGTCTTACTGTAACAAACTCTTTATTAGTAACTCTGATTACTTCTTCCTCTTCTAAGAAGTCTTGGTTCATAGATATGATTTTACGAGCAATGTCACGCATACCATTCGATAACCTACGTAGTATACCCATCTCACGTTGTGCTGCTGCACCTAGTGCTCCATTAGCAGCTGCTGCTGTATCACCTAAACCAGCTCCACTAATACCTTCATTAAATGCTTTAATACCAGATAAAGATTCTGCTTCATTATTCTGATGCATAATCATCTGAAATGCACTGTTAGGTAACTCAGGGTATGTATGGTTTATAACAGCCTGTCTTGGGTCAACTCCAGGATTAAACTCATAGTCTGCACCTTTCTCCCACTTACGTTTATTAATTACATCTAAAGCATCCTTACGAATACCTATCTGACCATTAGCACTCCGACCCATAACATCCATCATACCACGGGTTACTGCTCCTAGTATCTTCTGGTTATCTTCTAGTAACTCCCCATCAGGTTCACCATATACAGACTTCTTAACAGGTAAGTATGGAACCACTACAAAAGGAATACATCCATCAGGATAAGGATTCTCTTCTAATCTAATAAGTGTTTCACCTACCCAAGTAGCTACAATAGCTTTAGTCTTACCTGAACCATCAATGTCCCAATATCCCCAGTACTCTCTGGCAACAAACTTCTTACGAGGTTCATCATTAAAAGTAAACCCACCTTCAGCGTACTCACTCTTGTGGTCAGCATCTGCTAATACGGATTGAGTATTAGTAACTATCTTATCTAAGTTTTTATATCTTCCATCTTTTTCTAACTCAGATTTAGATGTTTCAAAACTATAAACAACAAAGTTAGCTTTAGGCATATCACCTTTACATGAAGGGTCTATGGTAACATTCTCATACTCACATACTTCAACAGTAGGATGATTCTTAATTACCACATCTTCTTCTATTATGTCTGTACCTGACTGAGATACCCAATGAGGTCTACCTGTAGCCTTGGTTACCTCAATAGCTTTAAGTACTTCATCAGGTAACGTAACTGGATCAGCTACCATAGCTTCTTGTAGGTTATCAATCTTACGACTGTTTTCCTCTAATTCAGTAATTTGATAGATTGGGTACTCCACATCCTTAGTGATAGTTTCAACTGCCCAACCTACCTTCACTATAACAGTACCTTCGTTGACACAAGTACGTATATACTCGTCTATAAACTTAGTTTTATCAATCCTAGTATTAAACTGATTATTTAATAATAGTTCATTTTGTTTTGCACCTTCAGCATCTTCAAAAGTAACTGGGTCAACATTAAAAATATCAGGTGTATTCAAGAAAGGTTCGCTTAATGAAGTATACCTCCACTCAGCTTGCTTACGTATTAGTTTAGGTTTAACTGTACTTTTACCCTTTAAAACTTTACTCTTTGAACTGTTAAAAGGATTTAAACTATTAGAAGTAACTTCTGGTTCTGAAGATACATGTAAATTGTCTAACCAATTACTTATCTTAGTGGATTGGTAGTCATGGTCATTTCTAGCTCCATCATAATCAGCAATTAAATCATTTAAGTCGGGTTCATTTTCCCAACCAGTCCCAAATGACTCTGGCTGTCTTTTTGTCTCATCTTGCATATAAATACCTTCCTTAATCTAATTTAGTGTGAATTATAGATGTTTTAGCGCTTAAATCAACACTTATAGCTAAGAAGCACATTCTTGAGCCTCTAGCATACAGTATCCATCTAGATCTATTAACTCCTCTAAGGTAATTTCAGTTATACTTAAAGAAGTAACATCTACATATGCAATCTTATGGTATTCATTTGATTGTAAAATTTCTATCTGATATTTACCATTTTCTAAAATAAAAGCATATGTAGCATTAACACCTAATTCTATCTTAGAAGATATCATAGCTAATACAGATTTAGTTTCTAAAGCAGTTATACGAATAATTGCATTACTTAATGGTTGTCCGATAGGATCCCGAAGTACCCCTGTTATTTGTATTGTCATTTTTCCCCCTAATCAAAAAGAACTTTTTCATCTGTAGTATTTTCAGCTAAAATTTGAACATCTTGGATATACGTAGGATGTCCTTGAATAGTGTTACCTGTAGTTACAACTTCTGTAGCTCGAATATATATCTTTATCACACTTAAATTAGAAGTTAAATTAATAGTCTTATTTTCAGCAAGTACATTACTAATATCTCCTGCCCCGTTATCAGATTGAAAAATATTACTTGTAACTTGAGTAACTGAATTTACGTCAATTCTAAACTCCCCATCTTCTATTACAGTTTGTACAGAATTACCCGAATACCATGCTAAAAGCCTTACCCTGACTTGCCCTATTGTATTTAACCTAAATGATTTAACTATTGTAAAATTATCTTCATCTTGTGTCTGTCTTCTTTGAGGTGCTTCCAATAAAACTTCTGTATTCGATTCAACGTATTCTCCAATAGCAATATCCCCTTTAATATCTAAAGAATTCCCATCCCATTTAATATAGCTAGTTTGATCACCTAATGAAAATTTATAATCCTCGTCTGAATAACCTAAAAAGAATCCAGTACCTGTATTATAAGCTGTCTGACCACCTTTAATATCCCCTTGGGTACCTACAGTCAAATCCCCTGTTACTGAACCAGAAATATCAATATTAGAGGCATATACCTTACCATCTTTATCTACCCTAAAAGGAGCACTATTAGGATTAGATGCACCTGACCAGAATCTCCAATCTTTATAGATGTTAGGAGTTGTTTGACCGTCTATGTAACCTTCTTGCCCTATTACTAAATTAGCTAAATCAGAACCATTCATTCCAGCAGTACTTCCACCTGCTCCCGCAATAATAGTTGTACCTGAATTTAATTCATTACCCGTAATAGACTTAGATACTATCCTATCTGCAGACAGCGTACCTTTAACTATTACATCCCCATCAAAGTAAGCTCTAGGCTCATTCCATTGAGGACTACCTGAACCAGCTGGAGTTATGCATCTCTTACCTGTTGACCTTGTTGGATCAGGGTCTTGGTCTATATAGAACAGATGGTCATCTAACTGAGGTACTCTACCAAAATTAACTAAAAAATCTGAAGTAGCTAGAACATCACTAGGAAAGTTAAGAGACTTGGCTGAGTCTACTATAGAATACCAACCACTGCCATTAAGTCCTGGAATACCTATTCCATCCTCACCATCCTCACCATCTTCCCCATCCTCACCTTTTATCCTAGTTATTTCCCAAGTTTCTGGTATCCCATTATTTATTTTTTGTACTGCCATCCATATATCATTTGGCGTTGCATCATTATGCCAATTAGATGGATTGTTTGTTGGATTTCCAGGATTAGGATCTACCTCCGAAAACTCAAAATCAATAGTAGAACTATCAGATACAATAGAAGGGGTACTCCAACTACTCTGCTGAGGTGAGCCACCATCTTTGGTAAATACTCTCGTAGATTGCCATATTTTTCCTGTTCCCAAAGGAACAGCATCTGACCATCCAGATGTAGTAGGTATAGGGCTACTCCACGAACCTCCTAAAGGAGTAGATATACTATTAGAGTTATTTCGAGTAAATGCTACAGATTTAAAAGCAGATACCCCTTCTTCCCCATCTTCTCCTTTAATTTTAGATATTTCCCAAGAGCCAAAAATACCATTAGTCTTTGTTCTTTGAGCTAACCATATAGTTGTTGAAGTAGCGTTGTTTGACCAATTACTTGGATTACTAGATGGATTTCCAGGGTTTGATACAACAGAAGAGTATTCAAAGTCTACTGTAGCAGTATCTGTCATTGCCATTACAGGAGTCCATTCATTCTCTTGAGGAGGTTGACCGTCACTTGTAAAGATTCTCGTAGATGCCCATAATTGAAGTTGACCTTCAGGTATACCATCACTCCACCCAATAGCAATAGGATTATCCCAATCACCGCCAGAGGGTAAGGCAGGTTTGCTAGACTGTCTTTTAAAAACAGTAGATTTGAATGCACTAGTTCCTGTAATCCTAAAAGGGTCTGACCAAGAACTATCTTGCTGTCCATTTACAAATCGAGCTCTACGCTCATAATTATCTTCAGCAGTTAGAGTATAATGCCAATTATAAATACCATCTACGGAATATTGAGACTTAATTTCTATCTCATCCCCATTTTCTCCTTTAATCCTAGATACATCTGACCAAGGACCTGCAACATTATTAATGACTGTACGCTCTCTTCTAAAAGCATCCCCTGCTTTCATTTCATTAGTCCAATTAGAAGATCCATCAGGAGAGTATTGGTACTCAATATATATGGTATCTCCTGCATCACCTTTACTATCTTCGGGTCTAAATTGATAACCAATACTCCAGTTATCGGGGTCAATGTATCCATTTACTGAATAATTTTCCCTTCTATAGAAATCTGAAGGAAGTAATTCATCATGCCAAGGTCCTGATATGCTATCTGCAAATTGAAATACTTGGAATATAGTATCACCATCTTCAATATCAATAGGGTTACCATCTGCATCTTGAATATTCGTAACTCGCATATTACCTCGAATATAAACAGTATCTGTTGTAGTATCTACTTCAAAGGTATCGTTACCATCTCTACTTACTTTAAAGTTATCTGCAACAATCTCTTTAGAAGAGTATGAACCATCATTTGTATGTGTATCTGAAGTTACCTTTCCATCTATAGTAGAAACGTATGTTTTACTATTCAAATCAAGATTTGTAACTATAGAATCATCTCCTACAAGAAGTTCAAAAGATTTATTAAAATCCGTAGGAGTCATAGTAAGGATATGGCTACTTGAACCATACAAAGTTACTACGTTATCTGTTTTCGTAACATCCGTATTAACAATAGTAGTTTCAATACTAGAGGCTTCTTTAGATTTAACCGAAGTAGCTGTAGAAGCTAAATAGTTATCTTCGTCATCTGAGTATACTAAGTCTTCAGTACTAACCTGACTAGAACAAGACTGCAAATCACGTACACTTGTACCTTTTCTTTCTAAATCATCATCACTAACCATAGTAGTATCTACTTGAGAAACATTAACTAAAGTATCTGCCATTTGATCTTTCTTTATTCTGGTTCGAGTAAATACGCTATTAGATATAGTATCTACAAGGTTTTGCCAATATGTTGGATACTCTATTGGGAAAAAATCTAAATCATTTGAATATGAAAGTAAGTCTATTATATTAATTGGGGAAGGGGTTCCATCATTAACTATTAAGTTCCCTGCCATTAAATATTTATTATTAAATAGAATTTCTAAATCGTAAGAACCTTCAGATAAAATAAAATCATATTCTCCTATACTATTAGTTTCTTCAATAGAAAATATTCCATCCTCATCTGTAATTCTTATCTGGTGGTTAGGTAAAGGACTACCTGTAGGGTCAATCAATACCCCCTTAACATTAATCATATAATCTCCTAATTATAAATTTTAGGTATGGTAACAAAAAAGGAACCATAAGGCTCCTTTTACTTAGACCCCGATTTAATTTAAAGGTATGCTTCTTCAGGTGTTCCATCAACAAGCATTTCATCTACGCGGGAAGACTCTAAGATCCCTACGCTTACCATATAGTTAAGCGCATCAGAGACATCCTGAGTGTCTAATTCTACATAAGAAGCTAGCTTAAGATCCTCATAAACATCAATGATAACATCGTCCGTACTGTTACGAATAGTTATGCGTTCAGTTAATGTGAAACGTTTCATAAATGCTCGTTTGGTTATTTTAGGTTGCTCATAGGTTAGTACGGGGTCTAAGGAATCTAAGTAATCTTGGTAAGTATCAGGACCTACTTCAGAATCACCAGTTCCTATCCAGTAATGAGTACCATTAAACATAAGTTCTTCTTTAATAGTAGTCACATAAGCAGGGTATGAATCTTTCCCTGTCACTACAAAATAAGGTATTAAAATATTCATAAGTCCTCCTAAGGTGCGTCAGCTACTATTTTATATTTAGAATCTAAGGTAGGTAAATACTTACCTTTACTTAGGGTTAGGTTAGAACTATAACCACGTTTAGAGTAATCTGCAAATGAAAGTAAAGTATCACTTCCGTTTACATAAGCCTTAGATACTTGTTGTAATAAAAGACCAGCACCGAGACTATTAACAGAAGGTTTAGGTATATTACTAACGTATTCTAATGTACCTGTGGACACATCCAGCTTATATAAAGAATCGTAATTAGAAGAAGAGGTATTACCAACAGACTGTAGTATATAGAAAACATTAGGATCTGTGGGATCACTTAGTAAACATTGAATCTCATTGAGGTAATCCTTAGATATCTCTAGTTCTAAAGTAGTCCATGTAGACATGCCGTCAGTACTTATGTTTATTGTTTTAAGGTTACGTATATTAGGACAGCTAATTATAGTAGAACCATCTGAAGAAATAGCGGTGTAGGTCTCAGTAGTTACTAATACAGAAGGACCTAAAAGTTCTTGAGTTTCCTCGGTAAACGTAGAACCTCCGTCAGTAGATAACCAACGAGTGTTAGTTTCTGATCTAAGACCTAATGTAGTTAAATCCTTACTGATGAATAATTCCTCAGATGTGTAAACAACTGCCCCTAAATCTTGCTCAGCCGTTGTAGTAAATGTAACCCCACTATCAGAAGAAGTAAACACCCTGATAAAATCTCGCTCAGATGCTTGGGACGAAGTGAGCATTATCTTAACGTCAACTCCATCCCCACTACATTCTATCCTAGCAGCTACTGTTAATAACGAGTCCAAAGCATCATAAATAACAACAGTACTCCAAGTACTTCCGCTATCATGACTATAATGTAATGTAAAGATATCCTGACCTCCCGTATCGTCTACATGTAGGAAATACAATTTAGTACCGTCATTACTACACTGAGCTGTTAAACTATGGGAGGCAGCAACAGCAGGAGTATATATTAATGTACTTGTTTGTAGGACGTTATCTATTTCATATAAAACTCCAGTGGTTCCACTAGTAGCTGCCCAGCTTTTAGTACCATCTGCTTTACTACAGAATCCAAATTGAGTAGAAACACTGAAAGGCTCAGCAACCGTACTATAGCTTGTAAGCGAACTTCTATCAGGTAACTCTGCTTCTAACAAAGGATACGTACTAGTAATTAATTGCCCTTGTACTGGGAGGAGTACCCTGCCGTCCTCAAGTTCCGTGCGTTCCGTTTGTACATAATCTCCAATAGCTAATCCAGCACCCCCCTCGCCTCCTGAACCCTCTACTCCTTCTACTTCTTTTAATAATAAACTAGGCATTATATGATCTCCAATGTTGTTGTGTTAATTGCTTCTAGGATTACTAGTTGTGATGGTTCCAGTTGTAGGTCTGTGCCTGAAGGAACCGTTAGCTTATCCCCTATGATTGTAAAGTTAGGGTTCAATATAGTTAATAGCTTACCCTCACTAGCAGTAGAGGACACCCTTGCGTAAAACCTAGAACCTTTAGTTAACGAAGCAGGTAAGACTAAAGTACCATCACCCTCGTAAGTTAAATCAACTATCTCTTGTGTAGCTCCTATAATATACGAACCTCCATCAGCGATGAACTCAGGTGATGCACTTGTAATTTCTTCCCAACCTGCATCTTTACGAGCATACTGCTTGCCATTGATAAGCGCTTCTGGGAAACTTACTTTAGCAGTATTATTTAATACATCAGTATTTGCACTAACTGTTAAACCAAAGTCGCTAATGGTGCTAGCTGTTTGGGTACCTGTATGATTACTTCTATCTAATAAGGTAGCATCCGTACTGTTAGCAGTGGCATTATCTTCAATACCTGACAGCTTTGTTATGTCTGCCTGTGTTGTATACTTGTTTACACTAATACTATCATCAATATCATCTGTAGTTGTAGTATCAGGTAATACCCCTAAATCTACAGCAGAAGGCTTATTACCGTCTGAGTATACTCTATTATTATCATCATATAATTCAGACGCTTTAAAAGTACTACTAGACTCTAAAATCCCACCATTACTCGTAATAGATGCAGAAAAATCAGAAGTATCTAAATTGCTTTCATGAAAATCTATCCTATTACCTATGTCTATTGAGCCAGTGTTATCTACAAAAGTAACTACATCATAGTTATTGCCTGTAGAGTGTAATGTCTTACCTCCTAACTTAAGTGAATTAGGTGCGGTACCCCCTGCAATTTCAGATGCTTTACGTGACCAATGGTATGCTGAGTAATCTGCAGTCCCTGGAATTACAACATCTTCGGGATAAACTGCATACTGTTCAGCTTTTTCTTCAGAGCTTTGAGCTAAAGTTGCTTGAGCTAAAGCTACAGTTTCTGATGCACTTGCAGCACTTGCACTAACAGAAGCTTCATTTGCTTTGATATTAGCTAAAGATGCAGCGTTAACAGAATTAACTTCAGATGTAGCAGCATTACTTTCAGAACTTGAAGCATTTGATGCACTATTACTGGCATTAATTTCAGAAGCCTGTGCAATAGCTGCTTGAGTAGTCGCAGTCAATGCATCAGTTGCAGCAGAAATAGCACTTGCATCCGCTTCATTTTCAGAATTTAATGCATTGATTGCACTTGTATTTGCTTCACTTGCTTTAGTAGATGCAATTAATGCAGCTTCAGTAGCTGCTTCATTTGGAGTTTCCCAAATAACCCCATTATAAAATCTAGTAGAGTTAGATACTGTATTAAAGTAAACCGCACCTATATTTAAAGGGTCACCATCATTATCTACAGTAGGATCTGAAGCTTTACTACCTAAATATCTATCATCATAAGTATCATATAAACTTTCTACTGCAAGTCTATCTGAAGACGTTTGTATAGCATCTGATGTAGTTTGTACTCTATCTGATGCAGTTTGTTGTGCGTCTGCTAAAGTTGAAGCAGCATTTGCTTCTGTATACACCCTATCTAATCCAGTCTGTACCCTATCTGCTCCAGTATTTAAAGCATCATTAGCTGTGGCAATACTATCTGCTTGAGTTTGGTTTTTATTGGCAGTAGTAATTAATGCATTGTTAGTTGTGGTTACTGCATCAGCATTTGTAATTACAACATCTGCAGAGGTAGCAATTTCGTTTGCTGTAGAAATATTTTCTGAATTCTTAGCATTCTGTTCACTTGCTAAAGCAGCAGCTTCACTAGCTTGTGCATTAACTGCTGACAACTCAGCCGCAATCTTTGCAGCTTCTGCTTCCGAAGCAGACTCTAAAATACCTTCAATATCTGCTTCAGTCCAGCTAGTTAAATCTGAATCTAAATAAAAAAATGTATCTGAAAAAGTATTATAATAATAATCCCCTGCTTCTAAAGGATCTCCATTTAAACGTTGTGTAGGGTTTGATGTTGAAGCCCCTAAATATTTAAGGGTTGTTCCAATGTTTTCTGCAACTATATTAATATTAGTTTCATTGTTTGCAACAGAAACAACATCATCTATATTATTGGCTACAACAATAACCTCATCAATACTGTTAGCTACGCTAATTACGTCATCTACATCAGTTCCTATGTATTTTTCTACAACTCCTGGGGAGCTTTGCGAACTAGGTCTTATACCCATCTATTTACTCCTAATTTAAAGTTAGTATTGTCTGGACTATTATGTAACATATTACGTAACTCTATTTGATCACATAATAAAGAATACTTTGCCATTAAGTTAACTGCAGTACCTTGTGCTTCTTGAGATGTTCTTTGCCCATGTACTCTAGAAGCAACATAAGATAATAAAGCTTCAACACAATATGCAGGTAATTCTATTTCTGCATTTAGGTCAGGAACTTTTACATCCAACTTAGCATGATTAGCTCTATACATAATAAATATAGTATTTGTATCAACAGGAAAAGGTATCTGAATGGTTCTATACCCATTTAAAAATATAGACTTTGGTTGATACTCATCATTTATAGGTAACTCTTCACCTATCTCATTAAATGCACAATTAATTCTTAGTACATCATCATTAAATACTGAAGTAGATGAATCAAGTATATACTTAACTGGTTCGGTACTAGAGGTATTTGTCACTGCATACTTAGAGTCTAAATCATAGTGAGTTATAGATGAGTACTCTTGTAACACTACTTCTCTTTCTTTTAAATTAAACTTTGTATGTAAATCTGATAAACCTAAATTAATGTGGGATATTAAAGTAGGGTAATCCTCTACCCGTATCCCTTTTTCGTCATTGATACCACCAGATAAAGAAAGGTTTGCAAGCTCTCCATATTCTAATAGTTCAAAAAAATCTGATAAAATCATTATATTCTCCTTTTGCAATTGGAAAGCGTATTGTATGTTAAACTAAATATGATTGATACTCACAATTATCATCATAATCTTCTTCCTCTCCCCATAGTCCATTATCATCTTGAACCATCTTCATTGAACCAGAGGGTGCGAAGGTATTCATCAAAGATAGCATAGATATGGTGTCACTAAAGTCATCGTGCTTAGACTTAAACCCTGAAGGAGATACTAATCCAATCTCATCTTCAAACTGTCTCATAGGTGCTGAGTTTCTCATGTCTTCAGGGAAATACATCTTACCTGCTTTGAACCAAGGAACAACAACATTAAACCTTTGCATCTTGTTAGTAGTAGGACGTATACCTGGAGCATTACTATTGTTCTCACTAGCTAAACTAAAGTAACAGTTCCTATCCCCCATCTCTTTTTGTATCCAAGGAATAAAACCACCTTGTTGACCTGATACCTCAATACCTACTGACATTGGAGAGTACTTTCTCGCTAGATAGAATAGGTCATCTATGTTTGCATCCATAAGCTGACGTTTACATATACCATCTAACCAGTACCAATCACCATTGTTGTTAATACCCCAAACACTGATAACAGAGAAATCTGATGCAGTCTTTTCTGAGGTTGCAAAGTCAGTAGTAATAAATATATTAAAGTTACCTAAATTCTTAATAACTTGGTCCCTGTTATACCAACGTATCTCATTATTCTGAACCAGTCTGTCATCCTCACTCATAATACGTAGCATAAGCTCTTGGTTAAATGCTGCAACATTACCTTTTAGTTTAAGTTTGTCATATTGATTCTTAACATAATCATAACTAAAACGGTCTTCCCAACTACCTTGGAACTCTTCACGTTCACAAGGGTACTGTTTACATACAGGATATACGTTAACGTTATATGCTCCTGACTCAACTGCTTTATATAATGGGTCTTTCGAGTTAAACGGTGTACCTGACCAAACTACTTTTTTACGTGCAGGGTCTAATGCGAATTCAATCGCTTTATCTACTGTCGCCTCAATGGATTCAATTACTGTTGCAGACCTTGCATCTTCATCTGATACCAAATCATCTAGTACTGCTAACTGAGGGCGCATACCCATTTCCTTAGCACCACGAACACCTGTCTTAGCACCATAACCTTTAACAATAAACTTTCTACCATCTATGTTTTCAAACTCATATCTGACATCAGTAAATCTAGTTTTAGGAATATACTTACGTAAAAACTCTGAGTTTTCCCAACGGAACTCTAAGTTCTTCCTCATATTCTTAACACCATTCTCTATACTGTCTGATACATAGATAGCTAGACTTACACTACCAAAGTTAGGTAACTTACCAAAGACTGCTAAGTATAGGAACAAGTATTCACCTAATAGTGTGGTCTTTGCCATACCACGGTGACACATGTTAATAGTATCCTTTCCATTATCCTCTATTAAGTTATCTAACATACGGTAATGTACTACTGGAGACTTATGAGACTCACCTTCTGTACCATTAACAAGCTTAATAAACTCTATAAACTCTATTGCAAACTGGCTCGGTGTATAATCCCCATTTTCCCCATAATCAATATCCTTTAGTAAATCTTCTACTTTAATTGCCATGTGATTCCTCTAATGCTAATATTCTGACAGCTAATCTCATAGCTCTCTTAGGTGTTTCTTTATACCACTTAGAATCAATCATTTCCATTGAAGCACTAGTATAATTCTCTTCTTCTAAATATTTTAATGTCTTTTCAAACTTACGTAACTTAGTTATACCTATTTGATAAGACATATTAGTTAGTACTAACTTAACTTCACCATCTGCCCAAGGAAAGTTCTTTTCTACTGCAGCCCAAGCTATGTAATAGTCATTCTGAAGTAAGTTAATAGCTTTCTGTGGAGTAACACAAGTAATGTTCTCATTAGGCAGTATGAGGTGCCCAAATCCTACAGTCCCTAGTCCTTTTGAATCTTTGTACTTACAACTTCTAAAACCCTCATCAGAAACTATCTGAGCCATCTCAGATGCATGTCCTTGAGCCAGTAATAGATTTTGGTACTTACCATAAACATTCGTACTTATAAAAATACCTCCTACTAGAACCAGTGTAACTATTGCTGTGTTTAACCATCTATGTAATTTCATTTTCATTTTTCTTTCTCCTAAATAAATCTATTGTTTCTCTTAAAACTACTAAAGGTCTAACAAACAATAGTAATAGAGCACTCCACCAAGGAACATTAGTTGTTTTAGATATTGTTTGATTACCTGTAACTTGATTCTTTTCTTCAATGTTATTTTGATTACCTTTAATCTTATCAGATGAACCAATATCAGCTTTAACTAACTGTTTACTAGTATCACTAGTGTTCTCCTTTCCTATTTGAGCTGTAGCACTAATACCAGGGGTATCTTTTAAAGGATTAACTGTATTAAACAACCCTAAAGTACTACATCCACTAATAGAAAGGAGTAATAAACTAATTACCCCATTATTCATAATTAATTACTCTTAGTAATTTCATTGATACATTTTAAATATGTGGACGAAGTTTTGTCATCAAAAACCGAATTACAAAACATCCTTAAATTAATAGCAGTCTGTTCTTTTGATAAAGTCTGAGTTAATTCCATATTCTTATTAACTAAACTTTCTATAGATTCCAACTTTGTATTAATACTAGGGATAGTATTACTAATTTCATAAACTAAATTATTAACTCTATCATCTTCGTGCTGGGAAGTCTGTAAAGAGGCAATAGCAACATCGCTACTAACTGCATTTACACCCAGCCAACTCACAAAAGCAAGTAATGCCGCAGGTAAAATATTTTCTTTTTGAAATACCTTTTTCATTATTTCACCTTATCCTTAAATACATACAATAAATTTTTCATATATATATATCTCCTGTTAAATGTTAAATGGAATGCTAATATAGCATTTTCGTGTAAAAACTCCCAGATAAGGAGTCTAATTTTTTACTTAAAGTTGACTAATATCTTTTAGGTATAAAAAAAAAAAAGGGAGGGGAGGGGTACATTAACTTCCCCTTTCCCTTGAGTAAATTAAGTTAATAATTTATAAGTTATTTAAGTTTTACTTCGTAAATTTAAGCCTAAATTGGCATCATAAATAGTTATGTTAGCATCTTTTTCGCTCGCTACCCATACCGATAATTTGTCACCAGCAAGCAAACCATTTAAAAAACCACCACCTGCAATATTAGTACGGTCTTGCCCGTTACTTCCGCGCATCCCTGTCGGTCTTTGACTAAAAACATATTGACCTGCTCTCTCTATGCCAAATATAAAGCCGATGTTATTGCCGTTTGCTGTACATGAAATATCCAACCACGCATGGCTAGTATAATAATCACCACTTTGACCTATAATGATTTCACCATTAAGAATAGTCATTGATTCGCTCGCGTCTATTTCGTCAAACTGTGAAATCTTAATAAACCCTTTATAATCCCCGCCAGTTAAAGGCTGAGGGTTATCAGGCGGTGTAAGGTCTTCGTTACCTGTACCAATAATACCGTTAATAACCAGTGGTATGTTTGTGCCGTTAGACTGCTTCTGAGTGTACCCTACGCTTGCGTAAGTGTTTAGTAATTCGCTTAACTCTAACTTACTAAATAGCTCTTGACTACTTATCGCAGATGATACTTTCTCAATAACAATAACAGCGTTATAGCCTGTAACATCATCCCCGCCACTGAATTGTACCTCAAACTCAACCGCTGTAGATTTATTTATATAAGCTACTGGATGTATTAACGAGCCTGAATTACCATTATTGTCGGTCAATATTACGGTTCCCTCAACACCTATGAATTCAGTATCAGAGGCGTTAAAAATCTGAAAGTTCGTAAATGAGTTAGTGTTAACACTAGTACAATTAATAAAGGCTTCAATCTTGTATTTGTAACCACCTTCCAACCGTATTTTATTATTGCTTATCTTTGATATATCAGAGCTATCATTGAATACTTCATTGTTTGCTATTTCCAAAACAGGGTTAGCAAAACTTACTGAGCCACCACTATAACCACGTTCAAAAATAGCGCTATCTGTTTCTTCGTTAAAGGGTGGTGGCGTTAATCCTTCACCTCCAGAAGGTAAAGGTAATACTGAACCTAACTTAAATACCCTTTTAGCGGTAGCTATTGCTGCTTGTTTTGAGATACCAAACGCTTTATATTCTATCTCATCACCCTTTATTAATATAAATAATTCTTCTATAGTTAAGTTAGGTTTATTACCTCGTAATCTAACTAACTCTATAAAAAAATCTTGCGTATTATTATTACTGATATTATTCATAGACATATTTACTCCTTATAAAAACTACATTTATTATCTTTCGGACGTATTATTAATAAATATTTATACTAGTTTTTCTACAATGGCTGCTGCTAGTTGGTCATAACCTTCTGGTGTCATATGGCTACTATCTTCGTTTATACCTGTCAACCAAACACCATTAGCGTCTCCAAATAACTTCAAAGGGGATACTGTTTTAAAGCCTGTCTGTGTAGCAAAAGTTTCAACGCCTTCAAGTAACGCTAACTCTGCCGTAGTATAATTACTAGGTCTAGGAAAGCTAGTAACTAAGACAGGTTTAATACCTTTAGTAGCACAGGTTTCTAAGAATCTTAAGCAGTTAGCTTTAGCGTTTGCAATTATTTGATCTGTAGGTAATCCGTCATTGATAGAGTATATTAAGTAAACCGCATCCGTTGGTTTGATTACATCAGAGTCTAACATTGCCTTAGCTCTAGCATAATATTCATCAGAGGTATTACCGCCTTTAGCTGTATTAATAACACTTGCTTTGATACCTGCTGCTACCAAGTCTCGCTCTACTCTCCATGCTGTAACCTTGTAACCCACCGATGATTCAATAGTGGAAGCTGTAGCAAATCTGGAATCCCCTACCATCATAAAGCTACGGTTTTGCTCCTGAGTATAAGCCTCAACAACTACTGCGAGTGTATTACTACTTCTGAATGAAGGCGTATTAGCTACCCCCCATTGTGTAGGCGTAGTAACACCATCACCACTTCTTTCTGCATTCAAATGTATACGAGCGCCACTACTATCAAAGTACTCTTGACTTGTCTGTCCATCATTACTACCCGATACTGTAAAGATACCTGTACCATGAACTCTAAGCATCAAAGGATAATAACCATCAAATGTACCCTCTGGATCATCAGCAAGAGATACTGCTTGAACGTCAACAATATCTGACCAGACAACAACATCATTACCTGAGCCTACGTCTGTTATACTTGTACTACTAGCACCATCAAAGGTAACATCCTTCCACCCTAAAAAACTCCTGTCATTATAAGTAGAGCCATCACGTTGCGGCACCACAAACTTTTTTGTTTCTGCAGTATTTTGATAAAGCAAATCACCTATGTCATCAGTAGATGCAACTATAGCTTTCATATCTGTCATATCACCGCTGCCCCCTAAGAACCTAAGACCTATACGTGCGGCTGAAAATTCCACAGGTAACATAATTACATATAGAAAGGTTCTTGAAGAATTTGATGATACGTTGTAAAGATTAGAACCTTTAACTGTAAAATGTGTAGGTGGTGTTGATTTTCTGAGCTCTAAATCATTTACACCTGCAGTTAAAGGTAAAACATTACCTAACCTGAATACTCTTTTTGCAGTAGCTAACGCAGCTTGCTCTGAAATACCAAATGCTTTATATTCAATTTGATCTGTTTTTATTATTGTAGTTAATTCATCTAAAGTTAAAGTAGAATCTGTACCCCTTAACCTGACCAATTCCACATAAAAATCTTGTATATTATTATTACTTAAATTACTCATACGTCTCCTTAAATTAATTTATAGTTTCACATTCACCAGCAATAACCAAGTCACCTTGTGCTGCTTCTCTCACAGACATAGCACCTGCTGCTATATTCTGTTTTAGTACTTTAGCATGTTCTTGTGTTGCAAGCCTCAAATCATCTATAACACTAGACTCTACTTGGGATACCTCTATTTCTAACTTCTTCTTCTCAGGTGGCTTAAGATGAGTTAACAATGAGTTAGCTGCATCACTCCTAACTTTCTCACTATTAGCATTAATCATCAAATCAGCCTGTACATTCAATGCCTCTTGGAACATATCAGCATTAAGTACATGTGTAGGTATAATAGACTGCTCATAGATAAGGTTAACTAGCTTACTCTTATTGTATGCAGTAACATAACTAGCTATATCCTTATCCTTAACACCCTTAGCCTTAAACCCACTATACTTAGTAGGGAATGTTCTCATATACCCCTTAATGTTAGTATCTCCCATCAACTTAAAAGACACATACCTAACAGCATTCAAGTACTGCTCCATAGTAAACTTACCATCTTGCATAACACTGGTATAACTAATTAAGTTATTCCTATAATGTTCCCTAAATTCATCATCTAATGCCATACTATTAAAAGTATTTACTAGCTCTTGAGTAACTTTTCCTTTAATCTGTGTTGGCATAGCAGTCTGTAACTGTTCTATTGTTAGTTGGTTCGACATATTGTCCTCCTCTCATTTAAAACGTCAGTATACAGGCATCATATAGTAAATTAAAGGAGAATCCTAATGAACGACAACGAACAATGTCCCGTATGTAAGTCAACTAACACTGAAGTAACACCCTTATTCGCAATACTCATACCTAAAGTACAAGTACGCTGCCTAGAACCCCATTGTGGAGCAATATACGAAAAAGATGTTGACACATCTCAAGAACTACCCTAAATTACCCATACAAAGTTTGTTATTCCTCTCTTTGTTAGTTTGTTTAGCCCTTGTTCCTTCTCTCTGGTCCAAGGGTTTTTTTATACCCCTTTATTCATCAGAATTATACCCCACTATTCACTAGATAAATACATGAACCAGTAAAGATTATGCTAAACTCATCCTAGTTTCACAAAACCAAAGCTTAAAACTAAATAAGGAGTATATATAATATATATGGACCCAATACTATTAATGAAACAGGTGCAAGATGCCTTACAAGACACAGCTAACATACTAGCAATAGACTACCCATCAGCTACCCCTACAGAACAAACCCTAATACAAGAGATGTGCCCCTTTCCTACCCATCAAGTAGAATGGTTCCTCTCTATCAAACCTTGGAATGGAGGTAGACACCTATGAGCACATACACACTACAAGACCTAGTACCAGACCTACCTGAGTGCTGTACCAAGAACAAACACTCCTCATCATTCCGTACCCCCACAGACTTCTCCACCCTGTACCCAAACCTTACACCCGATGAGTGCTTCACCCTATCTGAACAGGTATCCAATACCCACCCAGGCACCTACCAACGTAAACAAGTAATAGACTACTACACACAACTAAACGGGAGCAGATAAAACTCCCCCTCCTATAAGGAACGAAGTGACTGGTGCAGCGCCACCTACTACCCACCCCCCTGATACACAACACAACCCCTATTCAACACCTACCCAACATAACCACGATACATCTGAACCAGTAAGAAGAAGGGTAGGGGTAGGGGGAATTTTATAAATTTTATTATTTCAGGTATTTTGAAAAAAATGAAAATTGGGTATGAGTACAGTACTTACTAGTTTTGATTTAAAAAACTCTACTACCCCCCCCACTAACTAGACATAACCAGCAGGGCTGGTCTTAAGGGCATCCGTCCACTTAAACTAAACAACTTATAAGGTATATCAACATGCTAGCAATGTTCTCAATGTTCTTCGCAACAATCACTAATCTCTTCTCATCAGTAAACAACTTAGCTTCAGCAGCCGATAAGGCTACAGCTACAGTAGATGACAGAGCAGGTGCATTCCAGCTTGAACAGCAAGAAGAAAACAAACAACGTCTAGCCTACATCAAGGCTAAGCAAGAGCACAACAAAAAGAACCCTGAAACTTTCGAGTTCAGTTAACCTAAACGGGGGCTTCGGCTCCCTAACCAAACAAGGTCTATCCTATGCTAAACTTCTATCGTAAACATCAAGGTACCATTATCCTAATAGCTATCTCAGTCGCACTAGCGGCTGCATACTACAAACATGGTCATCTCATCTTCTAGAGCCTTCGGGCTC